TCTTGGAGAAGTATATGAGAGTACTGTTTCTTATGTTACTAAGTATGTGGTTAAGAATGCTGATATTCCTAGAGATAACTTTATTGATGAGGAGACTGGAGAGGTAATTAGAAAGCCTTATGTTGTTTTCCCTCGTGAAATGTTAGGTTATCAGTGGTTTATTGATAATTATAAGAATTTACTTAAACTTGGTTATTGTACAACCAAGTATGGAAAATGTGCTATTCCTAGAAATTGGATAAGAAAAGGACTAGAGAGTGGTAATGAGGAATTAGTGGCAGCTATTGAACTTTATCAAAGCGAAAGAGAGCTTTATTTTGCTGAAGTATATAGAGATTTATATAATCAAGGTTATACTACTAAAATATCTATGTATTATAAAGTTCTTGATGAGGGTAGAGAGAGAGCAGAGACTTATAAAAATTGGCAAAGACAGAATACAAATTCTGTTAAAAAAATATAGAGGTGTTTATATGGATAATTTGAAAGCTAAAATTAGAGATTTAGAAAGAAAAGGTTATTATTCTTTGGCTAATGTATCTTCAGATTGTTTTGGTGATGAGTTAGAAATTTTGAATGAGTATGGTTATTGTTGTCATATTGATGAAATGTCTCAGAGAATGATACTTGATTTTAAGTCTATTCCTATGAAAAGATTAGATTTAGATGAAAGAGATAGAGAAGTTAAAATGTATGATGTTGTTGTTCTGTTAAGAAGATATAAATTTTCTAATATGTGTTTGGAATCTGATATTCCTTATATAGATTCATTAATTAAGAGGTTTGGAGGTGATGAAAAATAGATTTTGATAAGGCAAATTGGATTTTTGGTGTTTTTAAATGGACATTGAAATTTTTTAAAAATTGGTTTACTGGAGGTGGTAAAGATATTTAAACAGTTCATGGAGTTTTTTGGAGTTGTTGCAGTAGTTGTGGCTACATTCTTTGTTTGTAAAGGTGTTACTACTGTTGTTTTAGCTAATTTACCATAAGTTTGTCGCACTTGTGCGACTTACTTGAAAGGAGTTATTATGGGATTTGGTAGTATTATTGGCGGTATTGGTAGTGCTATTGTTGGTGGTTTGTTTAATAAAAATGAAGCTGATAAAAATCGAGGTTGGCAAGAAGATATGTCTAATACCTCTATTCAGAGGAGAGTGCAAGATTTAAAAGCTGCTGGTTTAAATCCAATGTTGGCTATTAGTTCGGCTAGTTCTGGAGCAAGTACACCGTCTGGAGCTCAAGCAAGTTATAATTTTGATAGTGTTGGGCAGTCTATTGCTAATGCTATTCAGTTATCTATGCAGAAAAAGGCTAATGATGCTAATGTTAATAAGACAAATGCTGAAGCATTGAAAATTCAAGATGATATGAAAACAAATGAAATTAATCGGCTCAACACTCAAGCTGATACTAAATTAAAGGAAATGGGTGTTTATTCTGAGAAATTAAAACAAGATTTAATGTCTGCTCAAACAGACCAAGCGAGAGCTAATGTTTTAAAGAGTTATAGAGAAACTAAGAATCTCTCGACACAAGAACAGAAAATGTTGATTGATATTGCTCGTACTACTTGGGAACTTGAGAGAGATAAAAAAGATATTGCTAATACAGAGCAAGGAATGAGAGAGAGACATTATAAAAATGTTTCTCCAGTTAGTGCTAAACAATATTTGTTTATGCTTAATAAAGATTTAGATTATAAAAGAGATAGGTTTGTTGAGGATAGACCTAAAATTGAATGGAGTTGGTAATTTGATTAGTAGAATAAAAGATACTATTGATAATTATATTACTTTTAATACTTTGTATAAAAAAGGTTTTATAAGACAAAAACCTAAAATTTTATCTATTTGGAAGTGTCAAGGAATGCTTGAGAGTATAAAGAGAGGAGATGAGGTGTAATGGCTACACAACAAGGGAAACAGTATCAGTTTTCAAAAACTTTTATTTATCAATCTAAGAAAGTACCTTTTTATAGAGGTGGAAGGAGAGTATTTTAATGGCTTTAAATATGAAAATGCCAAGCTCTGTGGTAAATAATAATAATATTTTGCCACAAGCTAATGCTAATTTGTCAACTTTTGATTTATCTGAAAGTCTTGTAACTACAATTAAGACTGATTATTTGTATCCAATTTACTGGTCAGAGTTACAACCTAATGACCATTTTGAAGTTAAAATATCTAGTTTGGCAAGGATAATGCCTATGGTTGCGCCACCTATGACTAATATTAAGATGAAGTTCTTTGCATTTTGGGTACCTAATAGAATTCTTTGGAATCACTGGATAAATTTTATGGGTGAGAAAACTTATCAAGATGATGATACTAAATATAGAGTTCCTCAAATTCCTATGAAAGATAAGTCTAATAATGTTACAGGTGGTATTGCTGATTATTTAGGTATTCCACCTACAGAAGATACTATTGATTACACTGTAAGTGCTTTACCTTTTAGAGCTTATAATAAAATTTGGAATGAATGGTTTAGAGTAAATTATATTCAAGATGAGGTAAAAGAATTTAGTGATGATAATTTGCCTAGTGGTAGAGTTTATGCTGAAACTTTAGCAAATTATAAATTACTGAAAAAAGGTAAACCTATTGATTACTTTACATCTTGTCTGCCACAACCAGAGCAAGTTGATATTTCATTGCTTGGTGATGCTCCTATTTATGCTGAAAGTAATTCGGGTGATAAAGTTTACTTTAAGAATAAGAATTATCAAACAAATCCTATTGATGCTGGTTTTGCAAGTGTTGCTTATAATGCTGTTTCTAATGATAAATCTATATATGCTGATATGTCGGCTGTAAGTGGTCTTTCTATTGAGAGTTTGAGAAAAGCTAGTGCTTTACAAGTTTTGCTTGAAAAAGATAGAAGAGCTGGTATGAGATATATTGATTTAATAAAGGAACATTTTGGAATGGAGATTCCAGATTTTCTTGTTGGTCGTTCAGAGTTTCTTGGTAGTACTACAACTATGATTAATTCAGAGCCAGTTGTACAGAGTTCAGAGAGTGCTTCAACTCCGCAGGGTAATATGGCGGCACTTGGTTTTGGTGTTGAGAATGATAAATTATGTGAGATTTCAGCTAGAGAGCATGGGATATTTATGATTCTTGCTTGTGTTGATTCTGAAGTAATTTATCAACAAGGATTGGATAGAAAGTGGGAAAAAAGAGACAGATTTGATTATTATTTTCCAGAGTTTGCTAACCTTGGAGAACAGCCAGTTATGGAGAGAGAGTTATTTTTAAGTTCTGATAATGCTACAAGTGATAAAGTTTTTGGTTATACTCCTAGATATAGAGAGTATAGAGAGGGATATAATAAGGTTTCTGGATTGATGAGAAGTAATGTTACCGCTGGTTTTCAGTCTTTAGATGTTTGGCATTTGGCACAAAAGTTTGCTAATGCTCCTACTTTAAATGCTGAATTTATGGAGTCTAATTCTCCACTTACTAGAGTTCTTGCAGTTCCTGAGGATGATTCTATATTGTTGAATTGCTATCTTGACATTAAAGCTACAAGAAGCATTCCTATACAATCAAATCCTAGTATTGTTGCAGGTAGAATTTAGGAGGAATTATGATTAGAAAGAAAAGTTATAAAGTTATTGACACAGTTTATAATAAAAGCTTTGAAGATAAACCTCAAGAGTTTTTGTTACCTAGTAAAACAGACCAGTCATATTTTATGGAGAATGATATTTATTGTTTACTTGAACAAGGTAGAGTTGCTTGTAGACCTTTAGTTTTTGGAGACCAAATGTATGATACTGTTGAAGAGATTGAATGTTTGAAAAGAGAAATGAAATGTAAGTATGATTCACTTTCTCCAGAGGAAAGGGCAAGTTTTGGGAATTTATCTAATTTTATAAAATGGGTGTCAGACCCTAATAATTATAAAGAGGTTTTACCTAGTCTAGAGCCAGAGCCACAACCAGAGCCACAACCAGAGCCACAACCAGAGCCAAGTAAATAGGCAAGATAATGTATATGAGTAAGTCGCATGTGTGCGACTTGCTTTTTTTATTATGCTGAGTCCCCTAGCTTAACCCTATACCGCACCGCAGGTGCTAAATCGTTTTGTTGAGGTCAACAAGGACTTTTAAATTTTGTTGTCTAAGTCAAGTGAGTTGTCCGTCCGCTTTAGCGGTGTTGTTATTAACAACTATATGTCATGCTTTAGCTGCTTGTTTGTTACCAAAGCAGCCGCCGTGTATACTTGTTCATATAACGGCGGCATGACACCAAATTTTTATAAACTCTTTTCTAACCCTTTAAAATGGAGCGTTAGCGACAATATAAAATTTTTATTCTTTACTTTTTTTTAGTTTTATGATATTATCTTGTATATATATTCTTATTGTTGAGGTGTAATTATTATGTGTACAAGTCCAATTCTTATGTATTGGAATATGAGAGATAAAAAATATCAAATAAATGATACTCCAGATTGTGATATAAATAGAGCTATTTGGGTATCTTGTGGTAAGTGTCATGAGTGTAAAAAGGCTAGAAAGTCAAATTATACTGTAAGAGCTAGAGCAGAGTTTCAGAAGTATGGCTCTCAAAGATGTTTTTTGTTAAACTTGACTGTAAATCCTTTTTGTGAAAAAAAAGTTTTTCCTAATGGACAGTTAGACCATGCAGAATTTCAAAAATTTATGAAGAGATTAAGAAAAAAAATTGAAACCCATATTTCTAAAGATATTAAAATTAAGTATATTTGTGGTGCTGAATATGGTACAGAGAATGAAAGACCACATTTCCATGTTATTATTTATGGTTGGAAACCAGAAGATTTAAAGAAATGGAGTTCTACTGATAAAGGTTTTAAGCAGTATAGAAGTCAATTTGTTGAAGAATGTTGGCGAGATGTTGAACTTGAAAGAGATAAGAAAGAATTTAAAAAACAGATGAAAAAATTTCATAAAGATTATCCTAATACAAGGCAAGCTAATGGAGAAAAATATGATTATATGCCTTTAGGATTTGTAACTCTTGGAGAAGTATATGAGAGTACTGTTTCTTATGTTACTAAGTATGTGGTTAAG